GCTCATCAGGAAACTTGTATGGATCCATGCTTACTCCTTAAGCTCGCGAAACGCCGCGAGGATCTTCCACGATACCTTCCACCTGATCGTCATTGATCATGCGGAACTCCTTGCCGTAAACCTTGAATCGCGTACCTGAATAAGCGCGGACAAGCACGAAGTCACCTTGTTTACACCAAGGCGTCTCACCGAACTTGTCTTGATCTTGGTAGGCTTGCGGACCCATCTTTACGACAAATAGTACTGTGGTGGCGTGTTCCTCTTGCCGCAGCGCAGCGGTAGCCTTGACCAGATCGAGGTCAGTGCCCTCAAGTTTGTCAGAGACATCGGGGACCATGCACAGGATGCGCCAACCAGTAGGTTCTGGGAGCGACTTACCCCTCTCTTCAAAAGGAATGTGCTCTTCTGGATTTTCAAGCGGTCTGATTTGGGGCGGCAAGACGAGGCCGGGAGGCAGAATGAGGTCACTCATCGGATTGTTCAACTTTCTTGGCAAGGGCTATTAGGTAAGACTCTGCAAGGGCCAGCCCTTGAATCACCCCGCAGAGTTTTTGATACTCCTCAAACGACTTGCAAATACCCGTTGCGATGTCGTCCGTATAGTTGTTCATGTCTGTGCGTATTTGGTCGCGCAATACACGTGCGAAGTCGTGGATCATGATTTACCTTGTGGTTTGTTTGCCTGTGCCCGAGCCTGTGCTGCGGCTTGAGCCTTACTCTTAGCGATGTCGATACCCATGCGTGTGCCGTCACGCTCTTGATCTGCTGCCAGACGCGCTTGCTCATGGCTGGTCTTCATCTGTGCTTGCATGGCGTTAAGCTGAATAGTTCCCTCGGCTTGCATCCGCTTGATCTCAATCTCATCGGCTCTAGCTGCTGCATCCGTCTGAAGCTTCTTTTCCTTGATCTGCATTTCTTGTGCTTTGATCTGCACTTCTTGCTGACGGATCTGAAGTTCTTGCTGCTGCATCTGCACAATCGGGTCTTGCTGGGCCTGTTGAGCTTGCTGCTGTGCTTGCTCTTGTTGGTGCTGTTGCAGCACTTGCTGTGCAGCCTGCGCCATTGCGCTAGACAACATATTTTGCATTTCTGCTGGAATCTTCGGGCCGTTTTCGTCGTCTACATCTTCCGGTGGCAGCGGCATACCCATTTGCTGCTCGATCTGCATCCGGTACGCATACGCAGCGTGTTCAGCGATGTGCGCCATGCCTGCGGCCATCATCTCCTGCGCCTTGGGGTTCTGCCCCACGACAGCCATGATCTTCGGATCTTGGGCCATCGACATATGCACCTGAATGTGCGACTCGTGGTCTTGGAAGATGAACGCCTTGAGCGGCTTGCTCTTCAGGATGTCCATGTTCTCAGTGACCGGATCCTTTGGCTTCATGTCATCAGGGAGGGGGACGAGCTTTTCAGCGTTCTTGATCCCCAAGACATCCAGCATGGCACGGTGTAGTTGTGGGAGGTCGTAGATCTCCGGGGCCATCTGCGCCATCTGGATGACGGCTTGATACTGCACCACACGCTGAGACATAGTTGCAGCGTTAGGGTCACTTACCGGGATGATATCTACATGGGAGTAGTCTGACTTCTTGGCTCCGGTACTCTCATTTCCCGGCTCGTAGTCATACATATCATCCGTGTAGTCACGAATGATCGCCGCCAGAAGCTGCAACTCTTGCTTAAACGCATAGTGGACCCGAGCCTGAACCGCCGTCATCACCTTGAGTTGACGCTCAAGAATAGCCAGCGTGGAGCCAACAGGAGAGTTAGCCGACATGTCGCTTACCTGCATATCAGCAGTAGCAGCGAAGCGGCGTCCCTCCTCAACAATCTTGTCTAGCAGCCCTGCAAGAACTTGGCTAGGTTCTTTATATGGCAAAGGCAGGATGTTGTCGCGCAAAGCGCCAGAGCCAATGTCTACGTCGCGGAACTCTCCGGGTGCGATTGGCGTGTCGTCGCCTTTGATCCGCAGTCCTCTGGACTTAAGCCCTCCGGGGAGGTTTGAGAGTGTGCCTGCGTCAACCAACTGTCGCATAAGGCTAGTAGCTGACTTCGCGTATCCACCGATGAGATGGAATAAGCCAAAGCCATACGCGCCAAAACCGGGGATGTACTGATAATGTACGAAGTGCTGACGTTTGAGCTTGAGGTCGTCGTCCTCTTTCCAGTTCCGCCTAATAGCAAGGACTTCATTGGATCCCTTGATTAAAGTGACTACATACGGAAGGTGAATGCCTGTCTTCTTACCCTTCTCATCCTTGTCCTCGAAACCTTCCAGATCGAGATCTACATGGCACTCATAAATAGTCAAGCGATCATCATTGATATCGCTAAATCCTGTTTCCTTGTCCTTTGCTTTCTGAATGTCGTCAGACATCTTCAGCGGATCAGGAAGATCAATGTCGCGGTAGAAGCCTGCTTGTTGCAGCTTCACAACCTCATTCTCGGTCTTCCGCATTACGTGCGTCAGCCGATAGCAAGTGTCAAGGTTAGATGTTCCGTATGGCAGAAGTATGTCTTCTGCGGGGATAAAGATCGAAACCTGACGCCCCAGTGATGGGTCGTAGTAGACCTTCTTGAACGCAGAACCCGTAGCCGGGAGGCTCCACAGCATCCGTTCGTGTTCTGGCCTGAACTCCCGCATGACTTCGGTGAGTTCGTAGTTCATGTCGTCTTCGACACGGACAGCGGCTTCTTTCTTCTCTGGCGTCTCCTTGCCGAGGATCTTGGTGCGTACTGGCCCGGATGCAGGGAACGTCTCGGTGATGGTCTCTGACTGGAAGCGGATCACCGCCTCAGTAATCATGGGGTGAAACACGCCACAAGCACCGTTCCAAGGTTCAGTACGTTCCTCGTATTGCAAACCTAGCAGTTTCAGACCCTCGGTGTAGGCTTTTTCCCAGTCTTTGCGCGAGTTTTTGTCATTATCAATGTCTCCCGCAAGGTCACCAGCCAGCGAATCGAGGTACTTTTGCTCAAGTTCATCGGCCAGATTGATGTTGAAATCATCCGTTTCGTCAGCTTTTTCGATGGAAAGATCCATATTCCCAGCGTGAATGTTCACCGCCTCAGGGTCAACAATCTCAATTTCGATGGGATCTTGCCCCGCACCCAGCGCATCCAGCCCCATTGGAGCCTGATACAGCCCCTTGTCGATGTTCGTAGCCATCAGTATTTCTTTCTCAATGTTGCGGTGTTTGTCTTGGGGTTGTACTTGAACGCAGTGGGCTTCTTGCCTGTTGCTGATCTTGTACTGGCTCTGTCCAGAGCGCGTTCTTCTGCGGTCATGGCATCGCGCTTCTTGCCAGCGGCTGTCAAGTTACCCTTGTCATCTACGTGTCCGCGCTTTTTCAGAACTTCGAGGGCGGTTTCCCGTGAGCCGATCTGAGCCGCCAAGCGGTCAATCAACTGATGTCTGCCCATGAATTTCTGTGTAGTCATGTTGGTTCTCAGTACTCAGTAGTACGCAGCGTGGCGGCGGCTTTTAAAAAACTGTACTTCTTCAGGCTCATCTGTGGGTAGTCGCAAGAACCCCCCTTGCCTAAATCTCAGCAAGGCTTGGGTGGTGGAGTCCACCAAGTCATCGTTCTCTCCGCTTGGGAAAGTCGTTGCATTCTTCTATGAGTTCTCTGGCCCACCGCCTGTCAGGAGCCCAAACTATACCTGAGGAAAGTAAATCAGAGATAGCGTTAACGCGAGAAATTTTGTCTTGTCCTTTGCCCGGAGTGAACTCTCCTACAGGCACACCCATGCGCCGAAGCTCCTGATAGAGCGCCGCACCGTTGGATTTCTTCTCCACGATGAACGCATCTGGCTCCCACTCTTTGTACTCTTCCAGTACCAACTTCTTAAGTTCAGGAAACTCTAGGCGTTTCTTGATGACGTTGAGCAAGATAATATTGTGGTTATTAGTCTCTTCGTTGTAGAAGATACCCCATGTGGTGAGGGCATTATAGTCGGCGCGAGTATTAGCCTCCTGCGCTGCGTCGAGAGACATAATAATGAACTCACACTGGGGTGGGTCGTCTTTGTCCCATATCTGCCACCACTCCCTTTTAAGGAGCGCACCTTCCTCAGATACAGGGTTTTGCATGTATTGGGCTTGCCAATACCGTGGGTCCATTGCCGCTTTTTTAGATAAAAGTTCTTCCAAGGGCCAGAAATCAGGCCACAGGGGTTTGTCGTTCAGGATGGCAGGGAATTCAACGACTTCCCAAGGCTCTACACCATCCTCGTTGATCATCTGCTTGACAAGTTGGCCTGTTAAGTCCAACTTACTCCACCTTGTCATCACGACAATAATGGCCCCTCCCGGCATCAGACGCTGCAACGGACCTGACTGAAACCATTCCCAAGCGGGGAGAAACACATCTGCTCTGCCCTGTTTGGCATCTTGTTCAGAGTGTGGGTCATCAATAATGAACAGATCAGCGCCTCGACCAGCCAGTGCGCCGCCTACACCAATAGCAAAGTACTCACCATTAAAGTTTGTACCCCATCGGGACGCCGATTTCGAGTCCGCTTGGAGGGTAACTTGCGGAAAAATAGCCTTATACGGGTCAGAACCGACCAAATTTCGCACTCTACGACCAAAATTGACAGCCAAATCCGCAGTGTGGGAGGCCATGATGACCTTTTTGTGCGGATATTTACCTAAAAACCATGCAGGAGCAAGGTAAGAGATTAATTCTGACTTACCGTGTCGTGGGGCGATGTTGACAATCACCCTTTTCTTCTTGCCAGCAGCGATATCTTCAAAGATTTTGGCAAGTTTGCGGTGATGTGGGCCTACTTTGTAGTCAGGGTACACATTGGCAATGAAATCCAAGAAGGATTCCTTGCTCCGCACACACATTGACTCACTTTCCCACTGCTTTAGCAACTCAAGAGTGTTTCTCTTGAGGTCATCCGACATTGTTGGCAACGCAGCGCGTAGCTGCGCGATCTTGTCAGGAGTCAGTTGGGTCATCTTTTTCGATTACTTCAACCATCTTCACATCAACGGTATTGCCTTCTAACTTGGCAAGGGTTGCCAAGAGTTCTCTTTCTACTTCTTCGATAGATTGGTGCTTCACAGTCACTTCGGTGCGCTTCTTAAAGGCATCGACACCATCTACTTCACCCAAAGCCTTGATTGCGGCAATACGTATCTTGGCATCGGGGTGGCCTGTCTCTTCGACAAGCTTGTTAACCACGAATCGCTTCAGGTCCGCTAGTTCACGCACTACCTGTGTATCGTACTGCGCTACAAGGCCCGCCAGATATGCAACGGTCTCATTTGGGTAGATGGCAAAGTTTGGGCTCACGCCGCCTTTGACCATATCTGTGGCTATC